AGTATTCATCAGAGTGAGTATTATCCTGTTGCACTTTCAGTTGTCTTTTTTGTTGATTTTTTCTTAGTCGGAACTAGCTCTTCGGCTTGTTCTCTAAGTGCCTTTGCTTCTTTAAACAAAGCGTCTGCTTGTGATCTATACTGAGCTGCTAATTGCTCATCAGTAATAACACCTTCTGCTTGAGGTGTTTCTGTGTATGTGGCCACAGGATCAACCGGCGTATCAACAGTAGGTTGAACAGTTCCTTCAGGACCTTGCACTGCTAAATCTGCAACAGTAATACCTTTTTGTTCAGCAATCATTTTATTTAATTCATCAAGACCAATAACAGTTGCATTATTAGGAGTCATTTCAATTGAGCTTGTTGCAACCTTTTGGATTTTTCCTGTTGAATGGAATGCTGCCAACATAATTCTACCATCTGGTAGATAAGATCTAGCCATTGCTTCTGCAAACTCGTCAGCAGTTTGTCCTGCATCAGATTCAACTAATTTAATTAGAGTGTCGTGTTCATCAGCACTAAGATTTTCTGTTTGCACTACTAAACAGTTATCTGGTTCTCCAGGAACTACTCTATATGCAACAACAACCTTACGTCTGTTGTTTTTTACACGACCAACGTGTTTATAACTAGGCATTATCAGCCTCCTTTTCGGTAGTAGGCGCAGTCGGCGGAGGTGTAGTTGCTGCCGCTTGTGCTGCTGCTTGACCTTCCTTAGCCGCTTTTGCCTGTTCTTCAACTTGTTTCAAAAACGCATCAAGTTTATTATACAATGCTCCAACTTGTGCTAGTTCATTTGCTTTAAATGTGCCACGATCTGTTGCTGTTTCGATAACAGCACGGGCAAGAGCCAGGTCAGTAATTGTAAGTTCTTCTGCTTGTTTTTGTTCTTCAGCCATATTTCTTCACTCCTTGATATAATATATATGGTTACAATTTTAATTATATTTCAAATGTGGACAAGCTAACATGAAATAACTTAGTTCTTTTCCACTTTCGAATCCAACTGTATACACTGTTCCAATAGTGTTATCTTCTTTGTTTAGTTCTACATTTTGTCCAAAGTAATATCTACCTTTTAAATTAGAATGTATCCATTCACAAATAGCATTTTCTAAATTGTATCTTTTCTTTAAACTTGTAGTGGTAAAATGCGTAGGGCAAAAGTTTACCCTACGCTTTAACAAAACATCTAAAGGATTTGGTTCTTTTAACTTCAAGCCGCCTCCTCATAATGACATGTAATGCCAAATGGACCGTTGATATTTCTGTCACGATTACCGTGGATAACAAAAATAGTATCACAGTAATCTGGATCACCCCAACTATCCCAAGCATAGCCATCTGTGAACATAATAAACTTTTTAGGTTGAATATCATGTTCTTTCATATAAGTCCAGTTTGTCATAAAGTCGGTGCCGCCACCTCCGATGATTTCATATTCGCTAATATCTTCTCCGTCATCTGCACTGTAATCTTGCTCATTGTATACTTTAGTATCAAAGCACCATATTTTTACTTTATAGTCTTTGAATTCGTCCATAATACCTTTTACTTCACTAAGGAAGATAGCAGCTTGTTCATCTCCAATTGATCCACTCATGTCTAAACTTACACAAATATCAATTGTATCAGCAAACATTGTGCCTGGAAGTATGGCACCAGTATGCCAACTTTTACGTGATGGACGAGAAAAACTGTAATCTGCTTTAATAGTGCTTTGGATTTGTTGACGTAGTATTTCACGCCAATTCATCTTAGGTTCGGTCATTTCTTTGATCATACGCTGTATTTCACCTGGAACATTTCCAGCACCAGCACTGTTAGCAGCCTGGATCATTGCTTCTTTGATCTCGTCACGTATTTGATCTAATTCTGTTTTGCTGTATTTAGGACGACCTTTACCTTCTTTTTCTTCGCCTTCTTCACCGTCACCTTCCATGTCAAGATGCTCATCGAGCATTTCGCCATTTTTTTCCAATTCTTCAAGTAATTCTTGTAATTCTTTACCACGTTGTTTTGCATCTTTGTAAAGAGTATCGTAAACCTCTTCTGATGTCCAACCGCGGTATTGAAAGTCTTGGAAACAATCAACAATACTTGGTTTTTCACCAATACGCTGATCAACCAAAAGATTGTTAACAATATAGTCTGCTGAAATATTATACAACATAGGATGACGATCTTCTCTACGTCCTAAGTGGTCAAATACACAGTGTAGGATTTCGTGTGCAATAACAAATTCAATTTCTTTGTTATTCATTGCATTAAAGAATTGTGTATTGAAATACAAATTACGCCCGTCTGTGGCAGCAGTCATGCACCAATCGTCAGCAGCAATAATTTTTAAACGTGTGGCCATATTACCAAAAAATGGGTGTCGTAGTAACAATCCTACCCGTGCAACAATAATACGATCGAGAACTTCTACACGCATAGCGTCTAGTTGTTCTTCTGTAATATCTGGATCTGGCTCCCAGTTTTTTAGTTTTGTTTGTTGTTGTTTTGCAGACATTTGCATTGCAACGTAATATGGGACAAAATCTAACATGTTATTCCTCTTTGTTCAGTGCCTATTATTGTTATAGCATTATTTAATATACTTGTCAACCATAAAGAGAAAAAATGGGCGACTTTGATGCCGCCCATTTGTATCCATCTTATGCCGATTGTGCGGCTTTGATGTATTTGCCGTAACGATCGTGGAACTCGTCAAAGCACTCAACAGCATCCGGATCAATTGGAAGGCTGTATTGTGTAAGAGCAAGTTTGATACCCATAACTACCAATTCGGTGTCAAAGTTATCCATTGCAAAACGTAGGAAGTTATTGACTTTATCATCAAACTTCTTATCGTTTTTATCACTTGCTTCTTTTAGCTCGTAGCAGAGAGACACCGTCAAGGAATACATGGCACTGATTTCTTTGGTGCTCATCTCTTTAACCTTACCTGCAAGAATATCTGTTGGGTTAGGCATATCTGCGGCTACTTTGCGGTGGGCCATAAACTTCACAGCAAGTCCTTCACCGACGCAACCTGCTACTAGATCAGTAACTGTGTTTTCGTCGGTTTCGTCTTCAAGCAATTCACTAACAAATGTCCATGTTCGTGGAGTCGCAAATGAACGACTTGGAGATTTTGGATCAAAATCATAAAGATCTTTTTTAGCGAAGTTAAGATAACCTACTACATCTTTATGGATTTTGGCGTCAACCGCCCACTGAAACCAATCGCCAAAGTCGACAGCCATTTCCAAATGGATAAAGCGATTAGCAAGCGGTGCTGGCATACGGTAAGTAACACCTTTGTCAGCTTCGCGGTTACCTGCCGCAACAATAATTACATTGTCGGGCAATTTGTATTGTCCTACTCGACGATTAAGAATCAACTGATATGCTGCCGCTTGCACAGCAGGAGCAGCTGAGTTCATTTCGTCAAAGAAAACAACAATATTATCATATTGACTTGCAAACTCTTCGTCTGGCAGTTCTGATGGAGAACCCCAAACCATTTTGCCAATGTTAGAGTCAAAATACGGAATACCTTTAATATCTGTTGGTTCCCAAAGACTCAAACGAATGTCAATAAGATGACTGTTAGGCAAACTATTTGTAATTTGCTCAACAATTTCTGATTTACCAATACCTGGTGGCCCCCACAAGAAAATTGGACGTTTCTTTTTAAATGCTAGTTGAATAGCATTTTTCGCCTTGTTTGGCGTTACGGTGCGTGTAACTACTTCCATGATTGTATTCCTTCTACGTTTATCAGTGCCTATAATTTAATATAGCATATAAAACACAAAGGTCAACCTTTTTTTGCACGATTCATTGCTTTTGTTAGTCCATATTTCCGTAAGTCACCACTAAACAGTCCTAGTTCAACTGCTTTCTTTTCGTTTGTAACCGTTATGCTTCTGTTTGTTAGGTAATATGGACAATCGATAAACTTATCTAAAAATATAAGTATCTGTGTTGTAATAGGCATATCTCTTGGATACGGTATATCATATGTTTGCAGGCCTATTTCATTTATTACATCAAACCCATCTTCTGTTAGACGTAATCCGCCTTCGTCTTTATCACGTGTATTATACCACCATATAGGCATAAACTCTTTAACACTAATGTCATTATAGCTTTTACCTTGTTCTTTGAGAAATAATTTTGTATATGTGACTTTATTAGGCATTGTTAGTTAATGTTTCGCCTTCAGTGAGTTTGACAACAGTAAACTCTTCTGTTTTGAACATTACGTTTAATTTCTTTGCTAAGTTGAATGCATGTCCTGGGTTTGAAAAACTAGTTTTCTTATACTTTGGTCCTGGGTAACTTGTAAGTGCATTAGATGACTTCAAATTAAATGGCTTATTTTTATAAAATACTGCCCAAATTGCTTCTGCATCTAAAACTTGCTCGCACTTGTAGGTGGTGCCATTTGTATATTCTAATAAAATATTTGGTTTAGGCCTACTCATATTAACTCCTATTATGTGCGTATATATTTATCATTTTTGAGTTAACTGATAGTTTATTTCCATTCACCACTATCCATAGAAATTTCAATAACTTGCTCTTGCTGCATTTGTTTTACTTGATCTGCAACAAATTTTTCTAAATCTCCATGCATACGTGCCATTACAAGTCCTAATGTGCTTGATAATTGTTTTGCACTATTGATATCCAATCTTACTTCTTTGGCTCTGCCTGCTTCAGCAGCCTGCACTTGCTGCATAAACTGCTGAATAGAAGAAGTATTAAGTGGTTCGGTTGACATTGCTTAGTGCAGCTTTCATTTCTAATTCTGTTTTGAACGGTCCAATAAATTCATTACGCTCAATAGTAATTAGCTTTGGACAAAAGCTCTTTAACCAATTAACATTAAATTTTACAAGATAATAACCTGCACAGTATACACTCTTTGATTTTTCACTTTTAGTAAACAATGGTAGTTTACGTTGAATATCAAACATACTATTGTAAGGCATAGTTCTTGTAGGATAACCGTGAACTTCTTTTACATTTTTTTCTGTTTTATCGTTTTTAATTTTTGCAATTAAGAAATCCTTTCCAAATTTCTTTTTTAGTGCAGATTCAGATTTGAATATTTCTACACTGCTTTTGCTTGACATGACAAATCCGTCATCTTCTTTACTTAAAGTGCCTACACGAACACCTTCTTGTTCTACAATCCAAAACTTGTTTTTTAATACAGGTTTAGCTGTAACTGTCATACATTATACCTCGCTTGTAATGGTTCTGCATATTGTGCGGCGTTATCTGCAATACGCTGTAGATCCCACTTTGCACAAAACTTCATTAGTCTCATACCTACTTGACTAATATCTTTGCTTTCTACTGACTGTATGGTATTATTTATTTCTTGTCTAATGTGTTCAGGCTGTGCAGTCAAGTCACATAATGTAACATTACGATTGTAATCATCTAACACACGATGTTCTTCACCGTTGTGATCTACCCAACGCTGTAGCATCATGTTATTCCAGTTAAAACCTTTTGTTGCTTTATCTTCAAATGCTTCAATAAGGCCTACCTTGTTCTTGGTGCCTTTCTTACGCACACCAGGATAAGCACTAAACACATTGTCACTAGTGTCGCCACGCATACATTTCTCAAACAACATAAATGCAGGATCAGGCGCAGGCTTAGGTTCGCCTGTTTTCTTGTCTACAATAGGTTCACGTTTTTTATCATCAAAATAACCTTCGTGTGTAATAATAGTATTACTAACACCATTGTATTGCTGAACATTAGGTGAAATAAGTTGCGCAAAATCGCCATCTGTGCTGACAATAACATGTTTATCGTTAGGATGATTTTGTATCCAACCTGCAATAAGATCATCTGCTTCTAACACAGAATTATGTAGCACAGTGCAATTAGTTTTGCTACCTACAAAATCTTTAAACTCATCAAATATTTCCCAAAAGATTTTATCTTCTTCTGCTTCACGTGGACTCATTGCATCGCGATGTTCTTTGCGGTTACGCTTGTAAGGCTCATAATAGTCCTTGCGCCAGCTGCGTCCTTCTAAGCAGAAAACAACGTGTGAACCGTTGAAGTCCTGCCACGCTTTCTTAATGCTGTTAAGTGTGATGTGCATAGCCATGCCAACCTTAGTATCAATGTCGCCACGAACAACATGACGAGCACGGAAAAATGTGTTAGCAGTATCAATTAGGATGTAAGTCATAAAACTCTTCTTCTACATAACGTTTCAGTTCATGGTCACCAACATTGTCGGGAACCTCTTTTTTATAGAACAGGCGATAGCTATCACTACCGTATTTGCCAATTCCATGTAACATTGTAGCATCTTCTCCGTCCCATGTCAAGAAATCATTACTCATACGTTTCAAACGGTTATACCTAATGTTAACCATTCCTAAACTTTCTATGATGTTTTTTATAGTTGATTCTGGCGTATTTAAAAAATGAATCGGAGTAGGAGCAACAGCAAACAATACTGGCAATACTTTTTTAACTTGTTTTCTTCCTGTGCAGTTTAAACAAATTACACCAACCATGTGCTGCCATACTGATTCAACTTGCTGTTGAACCATTAGGTCATCTCTCATGATACCTCGCTTTTACCTTCACTGATAGGAACAACATTAATGTATCCTGCGTTTCTATTTGTATCCATGCCTTCGTCGGCTAACATATTGTATACTATATCTCGGAACCATCTGTCAACCACTTCTTCTTCAGGATCAGCTTCTTCACCGTATCCTGCTTGTAGCAATTGTGTAATAAAATATTCATTCCAATCTAATTCAAAAAACCCATTTCTAACATTATCTTGGTTAACTTTGACATCCAAAACATTTACCCAAGGCTCTTTGCGTTTTGTTGCATAAGCCTTAGGATCACGTTTTTTCAAAGATTCCATTTCTTTGGCTTCCAAAGCAGCCGCCTCTTCTGCAAGACGTTTTTCTTCTGCTTCAATACCGGTTACTTTTTTAAGCCATTTTTTCATAAATTCTTCCTTATCTTTTCATATTGTTCTTCAGTGTGTATGCCTTTGCTATATTTGGCAACCTCTTTAAGTTCCCCAGGCATTTCCGAATAAGCTGATGTGGAGTCTAGGCGAGAACCGCCAGCCTCGTTCCATACAGAGGTTCGCCACCTCTTGTACGTTGAGAGTGTATTCTTCCGACCTACCCCCAAGCGGCATGAGATATACAGGAACGTCCACACCTGCTGCACGATAGGTATCAACTGCTCTACCAACTTCATCAACATCGTCTTGATCAGCAACAACAAACTTAAAATACATATCGCTGCCATCAACAAGGGAATACTCACGAGCAACGTCAGGCTTAATAGCATCATCCCAAGACTCGCCC